TTTTATTTACATCTATATCACGCATCGCCTTCGACCATTATATCAAATTCTACCTCAGAAGGCAAGCCTATTTGGAATTGTTTTTTCAAAAAGTCTTTGAAATCTGTGTTCGCAAAGATCGGAGTCCAAAAATCTTCCTCGAGCGTTTCTTTCTGTCGGAACTTCTTGTCCTCACCATTTCGTGAGTACCAACCATTACTTGGTTTGACAACATATCCACCAGCCAATGCCACGTCCAATAGACCAGACCACTTCTGAACACCACCGTCCCACGATACACTGATCGGAATCTTGGACTGTTCTTTGGTGTAACGTGACTTGTCCACCTTGATCACAAAGTCATAACCTGTAACCTCAGTACCAGTCTTGTTCTGTCTACGTCCGATGATCCAGATGTTGTCGGCACTATAGTAGATACCAGTACCACCAGACACTACGTCTTTAGGGAACAGACCGATCTCTTTGTACGTATGGTTGATCGCAATCATTGGGATCTTCTTCATATTCAGATACGGTGTAGTCATACGGAACAGAGACTTGAACGCCTTTGCACGTGACATATCGGCAACTGACTTCTCGTTGATCGCATCGTCCAGTTCTTTCTTAGATGCAAGGTTACCGACCGAATCGATTACAATGATCACATCGTCCTTCTCATCCAGTGCTTCCAACTGGTTGATCAGATCGAACTTCAACTGTTCTACATCCTTGATCGGACAATGTAGTACACGGTCAGTAGGAATACCGAACTGTTCGAAGTATGATTGAGGTGAACCAAACTCGGAATCATAGAACAACATCACTGCATCTTTCTTCTTCTCCAGATACGCACCTGCCATCAACAAGGCAAACGATGTCTTGAAGTGTTTACTGGGCCCTGCCAGTACGGTCAACCCAGGCGTAACACCACCCTCGGTCGAACCAGACAGTGCCACATTGATCATAGGCACATCGGTCGGAACCATGTCAACTTCTTGAAAGAACTTACTATCTTGGAGGATCGCAGTCTCTTTGATCTTAGACTGTTTCCTCAATTTATCCATCACACTCATTCATCATCTCCAAACGTTATATTATTTACTTTCTCACGATCATCTTTCTCGTAACCTCTACGATAATCATTATTGATTCGTATGACTTCCTTGATCATATCGAAACAAATCTGTTCCCCATCTTCCTTGGTGTGTTCAGAGAACTTCAAGAACGCAGCAATGTCTTTAGGGAAACACGCACCACCAAATCCACGTTTACCATCGTAGCCAGGCACACGTGTATGTCCGATACCAACACGACTGTCCGCACCCATTGCACGTGTAATTATATTGTAACTACACTGGTACGAATTTACCAGATCATAGAACTGATTGAAGAACGTTACCTTGGTCGCAAGATATGTATTGATACCATACTTAACGAAAGATGCCTCATGTGCAGACATACGATAGAACTCTTTGGTAGAACATAAAGAGAAACAATCATAGATCTGCATCAACTCTGCGGTAGCGGATTCACTACCACCTACCACGTGGAACTTCGCATCTACGAATTGTTCCTGTGCAGATTTCTCGGTTAAGAACTCTGGATTGTAAACCAATCGATTCGCCTGTCTGTCATCCATACTATTGTACAGACGATCGATCACGTCTGGTGTCACTGTTGATTTAATAACAACAAGTGATTGTGTATGATGCATAAGTTTGAGTACTACATCTTCTACAATACTCGCATCGACCGTATGATTTTCACTCATCGGAGTGGGCGCACATACGAATACGCAGTGAGGATCGACCTGAGTCAGATCATCAATCGTAGTCCCATACTTAAGGTCTACAATAGTTGTTGCCACCAACGGATTGGTGAACGCATAATCTACTGCACTACCCACAAACCCATGTCCGACAATACCTAGTCGAAAAGGATTCGCAAGAGAAACTGATGGTTCTTCACCAGTATTAGTGGGTACGTCTGTGACTCCACGTTTCTCTTTGGGAAGATACTTGTCAAAATCATCCGCCATTGTGATACTCCTCATACCATTTATAGAAATTCTCCACCCCTTCTGCGATACTTACCTTTGGTTTGTATCCGAGTGCCTGAAGTTTTTCGGTGTTACTCCATGTTTCCAATGTATCAGCGGGGTGACGTTCACAAAGATTAATCTGTGCCTCATGACCATCACAACACTTCTCCATTGCATGTTTTTCAATCGCCTTTACAAAGTCCATAAGATCGACCTGTTCACCACGACCAATATTGAAGATCTCATTCGTCTCAATAGAATCATTCTGTAGGATCACTTCTATCCCATCAAGAATATCTTCTACGTAAGTGAAGTCTCTCTTCATATTACCGTAATTATACACGTCTATGCTCTGATTGTCAAGCATTTTCTTTGTGAATTGAAAAAGCGCCATATCTGGACGACCCCAAGGCCCATAGACAGTAAAGAAACGGAGACCAACATTGCGGACTCCAGATATAGCAAACTGTACCTCATTGACGTACTTGGTATATGCATATGCATTACGTTGTTTAGAAGTGGTCAGATCTTCTGTCCAACCTTCTTCTGGTATCGGTGTCTCACCATACACAGATGACGTAGATGCATAAACGACACGAACGTTTTTACCTTTACATACCTCAATGAGATTTTGCGTACCATCTATATTGTTAGAATGGTATGCAGATTCCTTACCAAACGAATCTCGTGTGCCTGCATGTGCAGCGAGATGAACGATCTGGTCTGGTTCAAAACCATCAATAATAGTTTTGAGTGAATTGTAATCACGTAGATCGCACACCTTAATATTTAAACCGAAGTGTTGCGTTCGATCTACCTTTAGTTGTGGATCATACAAGTGATCGTTATAGTTATCAACACCGAGTACTGTCGCACCCTTTGTTCTTAACCTGTTCATTAATTGCGACCCGATAAACCCTGCCGCTCCTGTAATTAAAATTTTCATTATACTGTCCTATCCGTTTCTATAAACATATTCCAATGCCCTGTCTGCCTCTTTCTCAAGAGGTCGGTTTTCGTACCAGTTACCTGATTCCGCATCAAACTGTTTGCACATCTCTGCAATTTGTTTTGCGGTTATCGGATACCCTTTACTTATCGCATGGCCAGCAATTGCGACCATGATTTGATACATCTTGTGATACCACCCAGTACCAGTAATGGTACGGTATTCTACACCCAGTCGTTTGGGGAAGAACGGACAATCGTGGTAACTCGACCAATTGAAGTTGGTATTGTCCATTTGATTCTTGCGATGTTCAATTACTGCCGTCTGCATCTCTGGTGGCAATCTATCTAAGAAACTATTGCCAGACTTGACCTCATATTTATGTCGGGCCATAAGTTCGTCAGTATTAACAGGATTGCTATTATGAACAAAGTAAAAGTTATTTGCATTAGGATAGTCCGCAGGTACGTAATACATTCTAGCGAGGTCTTTAGTCTGTGGATCTCCGATCTCTCCAAGTTCTTTATTGAGTGCGTACCAGAAGTGTTTGATTCTGTCTTGCGGTATAGAACTGTCAAGATCGAAAACAAGTCTGAACTTCGGTTGACTAACCGATGAACTAGCAGTACTGTAACAAATAAAAGACCAACGACCAAACCGATCAACCAACTCATTTTGAATACCTCTTATGGATGGATCAGAAAAGGTATAGTCATCAACATCAACAGCACACCAATTGCCCCAATGAGTAACAGATTTATTGCTACGTGTAGTACCTTCCTGAAACACAGCAGGAGTAATAAGAGGACTAGAATTTCTACCACCTTTCTCACCTTTTTGATTAGAGAGCCCGAATAACAAATCATCGAACTCCGTCCAAGTATCTACAGAGACGGTTCGATGAGTCTTGTTATCAAACTGATTTTTAAATATAGTTAATTCGTACATGGGTTCCATTATACCATACCATCATATAGTTTGTCAAGCATTATCCAAAGAAATCTTCCAGACTCGCCTTGGGTTCATCTTCCCAACCGACCGCATCTAGAATTGGGGTCAGTGGATCTAGGAATGTTTTGTTGAACATTTTGTCGTAGTCTATGTATGGGTGCAGATCTAGTTCCTTGGGTAGGTTGAGTGGATACGAGATCACGTTCTCACGCAGATGGTTAGGCATCTTGAGGTAAACAAACTTGACCTTCGACCCATTCTTGATTAGTTCGTACCTTTTACTTAGTCCTTTACTAACTACCGCATCGTTGTACATCAACGCACCACGCACGTGGATTGGTGTGCCTTTGGTGTAGATAGTTTTCTTGTCCGACCACTTGACCACGTCCGAGACCCCACGTGGAAACGAGATATCTTCGGGAGGCATCTTCTTGAACTCCGCCTTGAAGTCAGAGATATATTGTTGTGTCTCCAGTTCAGTACCGTTAACGATCACACCGAAGACCTCCTTGAACCGTTCACGCACAACCTGTGGAGTACTAGACTTGACCGCCTCGATACCCATCATCTTGAGTTTGGGTTCTGCGTACTGGACACCCTCGTTGTTATGTACGTTTAGAATGTAACGTTTCTTTGCCACCCAGATACCACGATCTGCAATTACCTCACGTTCCATCTCCATGCGATTCTCATACGCATTGGTGGTCTCTGCCAGTTCCGCATACGATTCACGCAGAACTTTCTCGAAGTGTTCGTGACAGATCTTGTCTAGAAACTTGACTGGGTCTTTGGGTTTGAACTGGTCAACCAGATCAACCATCTTGATGTAGACCGAGTCAGTGTCCATCGCAATCACATAATCTTTGTCGGTCTTGAGAAGTTTCTGCATCTCATCGTTAACCGCACGTTCTGCCCACTTGATAGACAACTGACCAGCCATCGTGATAGACTCTGCCACTCGTTGATCGAAGTAACGGAACCACCGATTACCTAGCGCACCGTACAGGGAGTTCATAAGAATCTTGATCGACATCTGTTGGTTGTCTAACTGGGCAATCTTGTTGGTCAGTTCCTTGGTCGGGTTCTTCTCGAACTCTTGTTTCGATTCCAACATTTGTTTCTTGATAATCTTACGTTCATCATAATACTGTTTAATGATGTTGGGGACGATACCTTGTTTCTCTTTAGAGAACTTAGAACCAGTCGGTGCGAGAGTATAGTCGCCTTGGTGAGTGACCTCACGATTAAGGAACTTCTCCACCGATACGTCATTGACGAATCCGTCCAGTACAGTTTCGGGTGACATGTTGTACTGAACAATGATGTTAGGATACAGAGATGCAAGGTCAAATGACGTGACCCACTCGTGCGACCCGACCTCTGGATCTTTTACGTAACCACCCATGAAGTCAGACTTGGGACGTTCTACCTTGGGCGGACACGCAATCATTTTACGCATCAGTAGTCGGTAGATAATACTGTCCCAGATATTGGTAGTACCAAGGGCATCGATATAGTTCACACCACCACGATAGGCCATCGTCATACACAATTCGATCAGTCCGAGTTTCTCGTCCAGTCTATCTACGAGTTCCACGTCCTTGATGTTATAGTCAATGAACTTCTGGAAGTCATGTAGGTACAGAGAGTGAAGTGAACCGTGTTCCTCATAGGACAGTTTGCGTTCACCCAGAACCACATGAGCAATGTTATCCAGTCGGTAAGACTCTTGGCGTCCCCACGTATTGAGAGTAAACTTCTTGAAGATCTCAAGGTAGTCGATCTGTTCTACACCAGTGATGTTGTAGATCTGTGACTTCATACCCTCGTCAAAGTAAGAGGATTCCGAGACCAGACCCCACGGTGAGAACTTCTTCGCCTCGTCAAACCCAGCGAGTTTGGTCATGCGGTTGATCAGATACGGTAAGTCAAATGTACGAGAGTTCCAACCAGTAATAATATCTGGTGTGTGTTCTCTCCACCAGTCTAGGAAGTTGGTCATCAAGGTGAGTTCATCTTTACAGACACGGTACAGAACGTTCTCGCCTGCATCGTAGGATTGCATACCCCACACATGATACTCGTCCGACCCACGTTGTTTCATGGTGATCGAGATTACTGGATGGTCTGCCTTAGATGGTTCGGGGAATCCGTCATCAGACTCGACCTCGATATCGATAGTCCAGACTGACACCTGACTCGCATCGAACGGAATCACGCCAGGGAATTTTTCGGCAATATATTGTGTGACATAATTGGTCGTCCCGAAGATCTTGAAGTTCTCAACACCATCGTAACGTTTGGCGAAGTCACCCGCCTCTTTCATGTTACCAAACTTGATCGGTTCCACGTTGGTTCCGTCCAGACCAGTCCACCGTGTTTCTTTCTTGTTCGAGGGAACAAACAGTGTTGGTTTGAATGGGATCTTTTTCTTAACTCGTAGGCCGTTTTCGACTCCACGATATAACAGATTGCTACCGTAACGGGCAACAGAAGTGTAAAACTCCATGCGGTCTCCTTATAATATAGAGGGTATTATAACACAGGGGGCCCAGAATGTCAATCAATAATATGAAAATTGCCTAACCTTGTCCAAGGTTTGTCTATACATTCCTTTGGGTATGCTTGATGGTGTTGAGTTACTGATTTGGAACCTAACGATCTTTTCATCATTTGTGTAGTGGGACGTAAACAGTGATAATCGTCAAGACTGATGTTTTTTGTGTCGATATTATTATAACAATTAAAAATCTCTTGATCGGTTTTTCCTAAACTCAATCCTATTGCGTTCTCACCTTCCACTGGATGTAAAAATGTTTTTTCTTTATTTTTATAATCTTCCGTTTTTTCGAACGGTTTATT